AGGAGAGACATCTATTTATACACCAAAAGGTAAGAAAAATATAGGTGATTTAGTAATTGGTGAAAATGTAATTGGTTCTAATGGTAAAGCCACTAAAGTAATGGGTATATTCCCACAAGGTATTAAACCACAATATAGAATGACTTTTAATGATGGTTATTCTATATTGTGTGGCGGGGAACATTTATGGACTGTATCATCAAATAATTCTGGTGAAAATTCTAAAAACAGAGAAAATAGATATGTAACGCTTAGTACTGAACAAATGTTAGATAAAAATCTAGAATTAGAACAAATTGGTACTGGTTGGAATGAAAAACGACCATATAAGTTTAAAACATATTATAAACAAAAAAATGGTGATTCTAAATGGCAAATACCAATTGTTAAACCAATACAATTTGATAATGACGATATTTTACCAATTGAACCTTACTTATTAGGACTTGGGTTGGGTGATGGTTCATTTAAAGGTAAAAATATTAAATTTTCAGTTCATAAAGATGATTTTGATGAAATGTTTGTCAATAATTTAATTAAAGAAAATAAATCACAAGATAATAAAAGAATTGGGTATATTAATGTTAATACATCTTTATTTGATTTAAAATTAGAACATACACGTTCACACACTAAATTTATACCAGAAATTTATAAATATTCTAGTATTGAAAATAGACTTGCTATATTACAAGGTCTTATGGATACTGATGGTCATTGTATGAAATCAAAAAATGGTAAATTTAATGGTACTGAGTATTGTACTGTATCTGAAAGATTAGCTGATGATGTTGCAGAGATTGTACATTCTTTGGGCGGTATTGTTAGAAAGAAAAGTAAAATTGGTTCGTATAAAAAAGAAGATGGAACAAAAGTTATTTGTAAACGTGCCTATAGATTAAATATTAAAATGCCAGAACAATTTAATCCATTCAGATTAAAAAGAAAATCAAATATATATTATCTACCAGAAAAATATAAGGTAGGTCGTTACATTAAAGATATACAACTAGAAGGTGAAGATGATTCAGTTTGTATTGCTGTAGATGCGCCAGATAAATTATATGTTGTTGAACATGGTATTGTAACTCATAACACAACACAATCGATTATCGCTGCCATTGAAAGTGGGGCAAAAAAGATTCTAGTAGTTTGCCCATCTTCAACCAAAATAAATTGGGAGAGAGAAATAAATGTTTTTTGTAATGATACCACAATAATTGATGGTAAAAAATTCTCTGATGCTAAATTTACCATTATTAATTTTGATATTCTTAAAAATTTTCACACACTTGTTAAAAAAGGTAAAGAAAATGAAACACCAACAATTCATAGACACTTAGCAGAAGCTGGTTTTGATTTATGTATAATTGATGAGGCTCACTATCTTAAAAATAATGATAGTATCAGAGGTAAAATCATGGTTGAGCTATCTGTTAAATATAACATAACCAAAGTTTGGTTACTTACAGGAACTCCAGTCGCCAACAGACCAATGGATTTCTTTAATCTATTAAAGATTATTAAGTCTCCTATAGCACAAAATTGGCAACACTATGCCACAAGATATTGTGAAGGTAGAAAGTTCTTTAGAACGCTTAAAAATGGTCAGAAAAGACAAATATGGCTTACAGACGGTGCTAGCAATCTAGAAGAGTTGGCATCTAAAACAAAAAATATTGTATTGAGAAGACTTAAAGTAGATGTTTTAGATATGCCAGACAAGGTTATTACCCCAATGCACCATGTGTTAGACAATAAACAAAAAGCAGAATATGAATATTTATGGGAAGAATACATATTAGCAAAAAAAGCTCTTGGCAAACGTGTTAAAGAGGACCAAAAAGACTTAGTTGAGTTGATTTTACTTAGACAATTTATAGCTAAACAAGCCATACCTTATACAATAGAAATGGTTGAAAATGCGGTAGAAATGGGTCGTAAGGTTATTGTTTTTACTAGTTTTACTGAAGAATTAAATACTATTTCAGAACATTTTGGTAAATCAGCTGTTAAACACAACGGACCAATGACTAACACAATGAAACAAAAGTCAGTAGATTCCTTTCAAAACAACGATAAAATCAAAGTGTTTGTTGGTAATATAAAATCAGCTGGTGTTGGTATCACACTTACAGAAGGTACTGTTGTTATTTTTAACTCATTTGATTGGGTTACAGGTAATAACGAACAAGCTGAAGACCGAGCTTTTCGTATTGGACAAAAAAATGATGTTAATGTTTACTATCAGTTATTTGACGATACAATATCAACTAGAATGTGGGATATGCTTAAAAATAAAAAAGATGTTATAAACACAATATTAGGTGAAAAACAATTAACAGAAGAAGAAATAACAGAATTATTAATAGAAAAATTATATGAATAAAGTAACAATTTACACAATGAGTGACTGTCCTTATTGTTTAGAGTTAAAAGAAAAATTGACCAATGAAAACATTCAATTTAGAAATGTTGACATTGATTTACCTGAAAATCAAGAAGAGTTTAATAAAATAATTGAAGCTTCTAATGCAGAAGAGGTACCGATTGTTAGAATTGAAAAACAATTATTTCTTCCTAATATTAGTTTTAAAACCATCACTGAGGCTGTTGAATTGACTAAGAAGTTTTTAGGTTAAATTGATTTTTTCTTATATTTATAAGAAAAGAAAAATTATGAGTGTTAGTTTAGCAGAAAAAGAAAAAATATTCAGACAATTTAGACATTCTGTCGGTGCCCCAATTCGTCAAATAGAATTGACTGACGAACAACTATGTACTTTGTTGGAAATATCTATAGAAGATTACGCGCAATATGTACAAGAGTGGTTAGTAGAACACCAATGGCAATCTATTATTGGTCAAAACATAGATACGATAGATATGGCATTTGCGTTGAGTGTTAGAAATTTTGATTTTATGACACAATACACTTACGCTTATTCAAAACAAGTTGGTTTACAAACAAACGGTCCGTGGGAACTTAAAAAAGACTACGTTGAATTAGAATCTGGTCGTCAAGTTTATCAAATACCAGCAGGTCGTGAAGTCAATGAAGTTCTTTGGATTACACCTCCAGCAACTAGTCAAGCTTTATTGGCAAATTATGGTGGTATTGATTATGGTTTTGGTGGTGGTTTCTCACAAGTAGGTGGTGGCGCTGGTACTGGTGGTCCTAATGGTAGAATGGGTTATTATATAGCACCAGCATTTGATATATTACTTACCGCTGCTGATATGAATTTAAAAAATAGAATTGTTAGAAGTGAATTAGTTTATAAGATTACAGCTGGTCCAAATGGAACAAAGTTGTTGCATTTAATGAGCACACCAGGTTCTAAATTATCTTTTGGTCAAGGTATTGGTGGTGTTGGAAGTTCAATTAACATGACTGGTTGTCACGTATGGTATCATTATTATGATACAACACCAGAAAATTTAGACCAATGCAAAGAAGATAACCCTGATATTATAAAAATGCCAAACCAAGTTCCGTTAGCTAAATTAGATTATGCTGATTTTAACGAACCAACGAAAACGCTTATCCGTCAATTATTTATAGCTGAAGCAAAAAGAGCGTTAGGTAGAACAAGAGGTAAATTTGGTGGTATTGTTGGACCTCCAGAAGCTGAAAGAACTATGGATTACGAAACACTTATCTCAGAGGGTAATGAAGAGAGAAAAGCTGTGTTAGAAAGACTTGACACTAGACTTGAAAGGTTGTCAAGTACCAAACAATTAGAGAGAGGTGCCAACGAAGCTGAATTCTTAAATAAAGCAATGAAATACAGACCACTAGGTTTCTGGGTATATTAATAAAAAAAGGGGCGAGAGCCCCTTTATTATTTTTAGAAACCCCAATTATCTTCTGGTTTATCAATAACTGGTATTATTTCTGGTGATTTAGGTTCATCAACAACATAACCATCTGGTATCTCACTAATTGTGTCATCAAACTCATCATCTAACAACAATTCTTCATCTTTCCTAATGACGTTACCTTCTTCATCCTCTTCTATTCCATCATCTTCATCTTCATTTTCAGAATAAACACGTTTTTTCTTTTCCACGGTTGGTTTGTTGATAACAACCGAATCTGCTTTCTCTTTTAATTTACCCATCAATTCAAAATCATCGATTTCAACTTCATCTGTAATGATATTAATAGTTTCACCACTCATAATTCTATATTCTTCTAAATAATCAAGCCATAATTCATAACGATTATCAGAATCAGAATATCGCTTAAGAGAATAAAACTTATCTCGTTCTATTGCTTCATTTTTATATTTGAATATTTCGCGTACATGACATAGAGATTCTTCCCATTTTCTAGAAACTAACATTCCATTTTCACCAATATCACATAAGATAAATACTTCAATAGGTAACTCACCATTTTTTCGAACATTTTTTAAATCTTCTACTTCTAAATGTTTGAATACGTTATCTAACTTATTTTTTTCGTCAACAATACCCTCTTGTTTTGAAATTATCATCCTTTCATTATAATCAATTCTGATTCTTTCCCATTCATCAAGTTCCATGTTGTTAGGGGGTTTATTTACACTTTGCCAGC